TGAACTTCGTTTAAATGGTGTATAATAATCAAGTTAGCCGCCCACTTTAAATCTCTCCCAATCGATTGCGTTTTTGATCAAGAACCCACGATTGGTAATTGTCTTAATGACGGACTCAAGAAAAGATAATTTCTGCTTTTGAATATCTATCTTGATCTGAATTGACTGTATGTCAGTATCACTATCAATATAAGTTGGTAAATCTTGTTTTAAAATTCTTAACGGGTTTGGATCCCATTCTTTATTACGTAGAGTGTCCTCATCAAGAACACCCATGTAGTATTCATATTTTAGTTTATATAAAGTTTTGTATTCATATTCTAGCTTTTTCAACAATAGACCTTCTGCTGAAAACATTTTAAAGTATTTGTGATGGAGCTGAGGGATCTTTAAACTCTCTTTACCCAGTTCACTATCATCAATCCGAGCATCTACTGCCCAGCTTTCCATAATATCATCAATCTTCATAATATACCAAGTGCTGTTTATGTCAACATTCGAACGTCAAACTTTCTATTAGCAAAAGTAGCTGTAGCTGTAACGTACTGAACATCCCCAGATGTACTATCAAACTCTAACCCTGAAAGGTCAACAGGGAAGCAATCTTGGAACGTTATTTCCATATTAGGGTTCATCGAGCTGCTCAAAACAATCATAGTAATATCGGAAAAGATACCATCACCGGATGATAATGCAGCGCCAGCGAGATTTGTGTATTGTGCAAAATTGTCAGGAAAACCAATACCCTTCAACCAATCATATATTTCCAAGTAGTTCTGCATATTCTCATCGACCTTGAACGTAACGGTCAAATTACCAAACGTTAACTTGGTACCTGGAAATGGAATTTTAATGAATGGAGTATCAGCATCAGCGGTCCCTAACGATACTGAAGGTAACGATACGCCCTGAACAAAATAGTTTACGTGCGGGGTCTTTTTAATTTGAAGCTTGAATCCCAGTGGGGATAAGAAACTTGGATCTAATGGTTGATTGTCTAATACACTCATATGGTCTCCTCTGTTCTATTTATCCAATAAAAAAAGGCCCTCTTGCGAGGGCCTTTTAAAGAAAACCACTGTTTTATTATTATTAGTATTACAGTAGGTTTGTAACCAATGTACGACGATAGTAAACGTTACTATCTTTAGTCATTGCGCCTGCGCCTTTTGTCAGACCTTCTGCGAATGGGTTTGCAACCATGCCGTAGCGTGTTTTGAAACCAATCTTTGGTGCGAAGCTGTCTTGATCAACAGCACGAACCATTTGCAAAGGAACATATGGGCAGTAGAACATACCAGCGTCAAATGCGCTAGAACCTTTGTAACCAACAGTCATGTAGTTACCTGTGGTGTACGGGTCAATGTATACTTTCATACGGCCGTTTAGAACACCAGCAAATGTATTGCCTGTGTCGTCAACTTGAAGGTTGTTGCTGTTCAAAGCAGGAGTGTAGTCCAGAACACCAGCCATTTGCAATGCAGACGCTACGTCTGAAGAGCAGATGATGATGTTACCTTTGCCACGACGTGTGTCTTTGGCAATTTGGTTAGCTTCACGTTCGATTTGGAACATCAAGCCTTTGAACTTCTCAACAGACCAACGACCGTTGGCATCGACGTCTAAGTCGAAGATACCAGCTGTTGTTGTACCTGAAGAGCAGCCTTGCTTAGCTGTCACATTGATAGTACGGATAACTTCACGGTTGATCTCAGCAAGAATCTCACCTGTCAGAATATTTGACAATTCTGTCTCAGCGTCAAGACCATGAATTGCTTTAAGGTCTTGTGCCATTTCCATTGTGTATTCTGCTTTTAGAGCACGTGACTTAGCAGTAACTGTAACTTTGTCAATGGTGAAACCCATTTGAGCAAATGCTGAGTTGCTGTCTGTACCCAAAGCTTCTGCTTGTGCTGTGGACATGCCGCCAGCAAAGTTGTACACGCCTTCAGCAGCCAAGTTAGCTGTATAAGATGTGTTGCCAGGGATAGTACCTGTGTGCTTCAGGCCTAGTGTGTTAGCACCAGAAACAACTGAAGAGAATGCAGTGTTAACTTCATTGTAGAATGTTTCTGCAACTTGGTTGTTAGTTGTATTAGCGTATTGTGAACGCAGAGCAAAAATCAAGCCTGTTGGGCCTGTCATTGGCTGCACGCCGCAAATGTCGTATGCTACCAGGTTAGGCATTGAACGACGAACCAAGCTAATTAAAACTGGATCGAATGTTGCATAGCTACCTGCTCCACCAGCAACGCCACTGTTAACAGGAACAGGGTTTGCTTCTGCCAAGAATGACTGGCTGCCATGTGCTTGCGCACTAGCTTCCATTAATGCTTTCTCTGTATTTTCCAACAGAGTAGCAACTACGCTACGGCGGTGACTGTCTTTAATTGGTGACAAGTCTTCGTGGTTCAGTACAGGAGCCCACTTTTGTTGAATTTCTTCATTAAGGTACATTTTCTCTATCCCCTTTTCTTAAATGTTAATTGGAATGATTTATTTATAAAGATTTATTTTTTAACTGTTCTTGAAATGGCTTGTGCGTAAATATTTACTGGGCCATTTGTAGGTGCAGATGTTTTTTGGTCGTCTTGTTCTTGGAGATTTTCAAGTAGACTTTGTGCATTACTTGCAGGCTTATCTGTTGGGAAATAGTTTTCTTTAACGATTTCCAACTTTTTACGATAGTTATCAGCGCTATCAAATTGAACGCCTTCTGCTAGCGTAACTAGTCTTTCTGCCTGTGTATCTGCAAGACCTTCTGTAACATCAGCAAGAATCTTTGCACGTACAGACTCGTTCACTTCACCTTTAAGAGCCATGTTTTCTTCTAACACTGCATCAAGACGTTGTTGAACTTCTGCTAATTCTGCCTGGACACCTTCGACAATGTCGAATTTTTCTTCAGGAACAGAAATATAATTTGCTTCGAATAGATTTTTCAAATCATTAATGAAACCTTCAGTAATGTCTGATTTTAAAGAAGACTGGATCGCAACTTTGTTGTCTTCCATCCATTGTTCAGTAACATAATTCATGTACTGATCAACCTTCTCTGTAAGTTCCGCTTCAATACGCTCTACTTCTTCTGTAAGAGCAGTATTGTATTGTTCTTCAAGCTCTTCAGTAATATCGCTAACGCGAGCTGTTACAGCTGCTTCAAAAATTACTGTGGCTTGTTCTTTGAATTCTTCAGACAGATCAGAACCTTGGAACATTGCGTCCATGTGTTCTTTCATTGCAACGGAAGATTTATTCTTTGCTGCGTTGTCGCCTGTTGGCTTTGTATTATTTTCTGAACTGGTTTCGTCTTTGCTTTGGCCAGGTACTTTGCTTGCATCAACAGAGTCCATTGACTCGCTGTTGTTACTAGACTTCGGTAGAGTAGCTTTGCCACCCTCTGGGTCTACATTGTGAGCAACACCAGTAGCGCCACCACCAGTTTGGATTTTTTCATCCAGTTGTTTATCTTTAACGGTCATGTAAAGCTCCTTATTTTTTTATTTATTTATAAAATTAACTTTTCGAAATATCTTGGAAGAACTGTTTAAATACATTAATTGCAGTTTCTTCTGAAATTCTTTGGCGGGCACCACGATTTAATTGCTCTTTATACTGTTCAATTTTTTGAGCTTTAAGAATACCATTGTCCCAAATCCACTCGACACCTTCCATGATGCCTTGTACAAATGCGTCTGGAGCAGAAGGATCAGCAACAATGTCACCAGCAGTTGCCAAATAAAAATCATCTTGAACTTCCATTAAGCCGTCTTTGCCTTCTTTAATACTTCCCATACCACGAGAAGAAACACCTAGCTGAGCACCTTCGGAAATTAAATTCTTTACAATGTTACCCATTGGTGTATCCATTATCTTTGCTTTACCAACAAAGTTATTCCCTTCACGGTGAAGAGATTTAATCATATGTGATACACGGTCAAGATTAATGGAAGGACCGCTTGGGTGGCCAAGCTCACCATATGCGCGGTTCTTTGCAATGTATTGTTCGTTGTAGCGGTTAACTTCTTTTTCAAGAACAGAGACAGGATAACGGCGACCATTACGGTTGCCAAGGTCACCTTGCATCCAGATACCTTCGATATAGAAGTGTTTTTTACCTTCTTTTTCTTCAACGAGATATTTGACTTCTTCGGTCAATTCAGTAATCAGTCTCATTTAATTTCCTTAACTGTAAGCAATTGATACCGCTTTTGTTACGACGGTATTATTTGCAATACTTGTTAACAAGGTATCTGTTGGGTCTTTAACAAGATTCAGAGTACTGTAACCTGTTGCATCGTGACCTAAAGTGAACGTGCCTTTTGTTGTACCGTTTGCATATGCAAGCGTAACTAAGACATCGTTTGGCGAATCGGCAAGATTGACAATGCGTACAAGCTTTGCACTGTTAACCGTATTGGGTGTAGTGTTGCTTAGAGTAATCTCTGACGCAATAACTTTAATCGGATCAGCCATTTACAACCTCCTTAACTACATCAACAACTGTGTCGTAGTCTTCTGCTTCAATCATTTCGATAATAACTTGTTTGTTATCTTCATCTAATGATTCGTAAACTGTTTTAACTTCTTCACGTACGTCTTCTGCAAATACGTCAAACAAATCAACGTCTTCCTTCATTGGCTTTGGTGGTCTTGCATATTCACCTTGTTGATTAAGATTATCATGCAGATCTTGCAATTGACGGTGGAAGTGTTTCATATCACCAACGTGTCCCCAGTGAGCTGTACCATCACCATAATTGGTTTTTGTTGAAATATGCTTAGCATGGGTATCTAAACCCTTACCAATTTTGTCTAACATCTTTTTTGCATCGCTATGATATTGCATGTATTGTGCATGTGCCTCTTGGCTTTCAAGCAACGACTCTTCTGTGACTTGT